TTCCCTTCTAAATAGGAGAGAGGTTACAAAACACACATGCCTTTTACAGTAAATGATTTCAAATCAAAGCTGGTATACCAAGGAACTAAGCAGAATCTTTTCCAAGTCCTTCTGCCATTTCCTGCCGTATCTCTTGCAACAGCACAGACCGAATTATTCTCCTTCATGTGCAAAGCCGCTTCTCTGCCGCCTGAAGAAATGGGCGTCGTTCCGGTTCCTTACTTTGGTCGTCAGATCAAGGTGCCGGGAGACCGTACATTCCCTGAGTGGCAAGTTACAGTCATCAACGATGAAGGCTTTGAGCTTCGTGATGCGTTTGAAGTTTGGAGCAACGCAATCAACGGACACTTTAGCAACCTCCGTAATCCTGCCGCTCAATTGTCGCCGGGATTCCAGGTCAATGCTACCGTGCAACAGTACGGCAAGATTGGCGACGTTATCAAAGAGTACGACCTTATTGGTGTTTGGCCGTCCGCAGTCACGCAGATCGACTTGGCGTGGGATGCGAATGACCAGATCGAAGACTTCCAAGTTACTTTACAGTACGATTGGTGGGAGGCAAGAACGACTGTATAGTCTTGATAATAAAAGACTTATTGTTGTTTTTTGTGGTTCATAGGAACGCTCGAAAGAAAACAAAAGAGATAGCGAAAATTCGGTGTCTATATAGGCTTGGAGGCAGAAAATGCACCAAGCCTATTTTGTTTATAAGATCACGTGTTCAGTTAACGAAAAATCATACATTGGTATTTCAGTAGACCCACAACGTCGATTGCGGCAGCATAGAAATAAAGCACGAATTGGTAGTGGCTACGCTCTTCATAATGCAATGAGAAAGCATGGCGTAGATACTTTTACTATGGAAGTATTAATGGAAGTATCTACAGAAGAAGACGCTTTACAAATGGAAGAAAAACTGATTCTTGAAAATAATACAGTTGCGCCAGCAGGATACAATCTCACAGTTGGCGGTGAAACGCCTAAAGGAAATCTTCTCTCTGAAAAAATGACCCAAATGTGGGCTTCCAAATCTCCTGAAGAAATGGCCGAATTCAAAAAGAAGATGAAGACAGTCGGCGCAGACATTTCTGAAGAAACTCGACAAAAGCGCAGTGCAGCAGCAAAAGCACAGCACGCTGATCCTGAGAAAGAGGCTCAAATGAAAGCTACTCTCATTGCAGCCAGTCAAGATCCCGAACGTCGAAAAGGCAATTCAGAACGAGCCAAAGCACGATGGGCCGATCCTGCATTTAGAACAAAGATGCAAGACAAATCAATCATAGCTTCAACCTCGTCCTAAATACGAATAATGTTCTACATTTACAAACTCACATGTCTGGAAAATGGCAAAGGATATGTCGGGGTAACTAATAAACCCTCAGGTAGAATGGCAAGGCATCGTTATGAAGCACGGCATGGTTCTATTTTACCACTCTATTGTGCCATGAGAAAGCATGGAATTGAGAATTTTGAAATGATAATTCTACAGAAAACACCAGATCGAAATCAAGCCTATAATGTTCTTGAACCACAATTGATTAAAGAACACAACACAAATATTGGTCTTGGTTATAATTTAGGTCCGGGGGGTGAAGGATACCATCTTCGTGGACGGCATCATTCAGAAGAGACAAAAGAAAAAATGCGGCAAGCACAGCAAGGGCGACCAAAGTCAGAAGAACATAAACAACATCTGAAAGATGCTAAATCGACTCCAGAAGCTAAAGAGCATATGCGGGTATTGATGACAGGCAATCAGCGTAGTGTTGGGTATCATCATTCTGATGCCGCAAAAAAAGCAATTCGTCAATCAAGAATCGGAAAACATCCTACAGACGAAACGAGAATGAAAATGAGCATCGCTGCTAAAAAGCGTTGCGGGGTGATATAATGCCGTATTCACTTTTCGGGTTCCTGTTCAAGAATAAAGCGAAAACCACGCAAGAACAGCCCCTTTCATTCGCACCCCCACAAAACGATGACGGAGCTATAGTCATCGAGCAAGGTGGTGCGTTTGCCTCAGTGGTCGATCTCGACGGTATTGTCAAGAACGAGATCGAACTTATTACCAAGTACCGTGAAATGGCACAACGCTCTGAAGTTGAAGGAGCAATCAGTGAGATCGTGAATGAAGCTATCGTTACCGAAGAAGAGAAAAGTCCGATATCGCTCGTGACAGACAAGCTGAATTTCTCAGATGACATCGTAAAGAAGATTCAAGAAGAGTTTGACAGTATCTTGAACCTTCTCGACTTCAACAATGAAGGGCAAGACATTTTCCGGCGCTGGTACATCGACGGACGCCTCTACTTTCACATGGTGATTGATCCACAAAAGCCACGTGACGGTATCCAAGAAATACGCTACATTGATCCCCGCCGTGTGAAGCCTATCATCGAAACAGAATCCTACGTGACGCAAGAAGGTGTCCCGATGCAGACAGAGAAGCAACGCTACTATGTCTACAATCAGTTTGGCACCGATGCGACCACAGCCACTACCGGTGTGAAGATTGCATGGGATTCTATCTGCTATGTTCATTCTGGTATCCAAGAAACGAATAACACAATGATCCTTGGACACCTTCACAAAGCTCTGAAGCCGTCCAACATGCTGACGATGATTGAAGATGCTAGTGTCATCTATCGTCTCTCTCGTGCGCCTGAACGTCGTATCTTCTACATTGACGTTGGTAACTTGCCGAAGCAGAAGGCCGAGCAGTATCTCAAAGACATTATGTCGAAGTACAGAAACAAGATGGTCTATGATGCTACGACTGGTGAAATCAGAGAAGATAAGAAGTTTCTTTCGTTCATGGAAGACTATTGGTTGCCACGTAGAGAAGGTGGAAGAGGAACTGAAATCACCACTCTACCGGGCGGCGAGAACTTAGGCGAAATGGCTGACATTGAGTACTTCAAAGAAAAGCTATATCAAGCTCTCAACGTGCCAGTCAGTCGTCTGAAGTCAGAATCGACAATGAGTTTTGGCGAAGGTGCAGCGATCACACGTGAAGAAATCAAGTTTGGCAAATTCATCTATCGCCTCCGCAACCGCTTCACTGAGTTGTTCGATGTGCTGCTTTCGACACAGTTGATGTTGAAGGGCATCATCGCAAAGGAAGATTGGCGTGTCATTCGTCAGAAAATTTTCTACAGCTTTCTCAAGGACACCTATTACTCCGAATTGAAAAATCTGGAAGTCATTCAGATGCGAGTCGGCGCAGTAGATCGCTTTGTGAACTACGCTGGCAAGCTCGTTTCGTGGGAATGGGTCCGCAGAAATCTGTTGATGCAAACTGACGAACAGATGAAACAGCTTGACGCACAGATGCTCAAGGAAAAGGACGATCCTCGTTACCAACAGCTTGAAGCTATGACAGGCGGCGGTATGATGCCTGGAGCTATGGGCGGCGGTATGATGGGCGGCATGGGCCAGCCTGGAATGGATCAAGGCATGGGCCAACCCGATGAAGAAGAACAACCCGGCATGAACATGGATCAAAACATCGGCAGCGAAGGAATGGCCGGTGTCGGTGGCGCAGAACAAGAACCGGATCAAAGCCAAGAGCAAGGTGGTGGCGAAGAAAAAGATGACGAAGAACAGCCACAACAAGCTCAAGCAGCACAAGCTGGCGCTGGCTCCGATGAAGAAGAGCCAGAGGAAGACGAGGAAGAGCCTATTGATCCAGACGATTTACCAACAGAACGTATAACCAAGAATGTGGAATCTTTGTTCCGACGCTAATTTTCACGAGTATAAATTTGGTATTACACTAGAAGAATATGACAAGGTATTGGAAGCACAGAACGGTGTGTGTCGAATTTGCTACGAAAAGAATTATGGCAATATGTCATTAGCGGTTGACCACAATCACGTATCTGGTGTAATACGTGGACTCTTGTGTAATCGGTGCAACACTGTTATTGGATTACTAAGAGAATCACCGATTCTGTTGCATAGCGTTGAATCATATTTGAAGGAGTCACTATGGCGTCGATAACAAAGATAAACCTATTCGGAAACTTGAAGCGGCTTAACAAACACGGCATCCCGCCCGTACCAAAATCAAAGAGAGATGTAGTAACAAAACCACCACTTACAATTCATGGCGCAAATGGCAGCTTTGTAAATAAGGTCGTGCAACCTGCTATCGTTGTGCCGGTGGTCGAAGAGACTGTCATTAGCGTCGAAAATCACGTTACATCAGTCGAAGAAGAGCCTAAGATAGAAGCTCCCGTCGAAAAGCCTGTTGAAAAACCAGTACAGAATTGGAAGGCAAAGCGGGAAAACAAAGGAGTAGTAACTGCACCGATCAAGGAGTAAAGTTCAATGACGAACGTTCGTGTAAGCCAAGGCATATCATCGTTTGTAAAGGCAAGAACGCCGCAGACTCACACTGGCGTATCGAATGTCACTGCAACTGTAATTACTCCACAGACCATCGAACTTAATGGCAAAAGTCCTGACAGTACCTACCCATTAGGAACGATGGGATATCGGATCGGAGTGACAGATCGAGTAGTTGGTTCTGATGCAAGTGAAGTGCCAGCCGGGTTTGTGGTATTGAACACGACTAATGGGAATGTGTTTCAGAACATTGGTGGTGAATGGTTTGCTTTGGGTGCGATTGATAGTTTTGACCAGATCGACCCAACACTAATTCCAGCATGGAACAACACGATTCCTGGTGTAAATGGGCCGGGTGTTGGTTATAGTGTAACAACATCAGAACGCACAATTGGAAGTGCAGCGACGGGATATCCTGAAGGGTTTCTCGTACTGAATCAATGTACTGGACATGCATTCGTAGTAAGTGGTGGCCTATGGGCATCGGGATCGTTTCCTTCTAATCTTTTGGCAGCATGGTATGAACAAGAAGGAGTTGATTATGTTGAAAGCACAATCATTCACATGTACGGAAGAGCGTCCATTGTTTCGTAGGGAAGAAGGTTTGTAAGCGGAAGGTAATAAACGCTAAATATCGGAGAGCTATGCTGCGAACTGGACAAAAATACAACGGCAATCCATGCCAAAAGTGTGGATCGACTCTTAGACTGGTAAGTAATCGAAAATGTATTCGATGCGAACAAGAAAGAGTGCGCCTGTCGCCCCGCCACAAAGTATATATGGCTCAATATCAGCGAAAA